TCCAAGATTTCTGCTATGATGCCGTTCCTGACGATGTCCCCCCTTTCAAATTTAACTCTCCCCACCCCTCTAATGGAGGAAAGCCGGTGATAGCAATCTAAAAGTCCATTTTCAGGTTTAAATACATCTAGGTCAATTTGCCTTGTGTCACCTGTAATGACAACTTTCGAGTCTTTGCCAACCCTACTGAGGACGGTTTTAACATTTTCTGGTAATGAGTTTTGGGCCTCATCAAAAAGAATTAGGCACTCATTTAGTGATCTCCCCCTCAAATCCTCTAGGAGTGTGGGTTCTACAATCTTTTTATCTACAAGGTAATCCGCAGCCCCCTTGCTTCTAGTCATTACAACCAAATTGTCATAAACAGGTCCCACCAGTGGCTTCATTTTTTCTTCCAGGGTTCCAGGAAGAGCCCCCCTATTTCTTTGGTGAGAACAGCCTACGTCACTTCTAATGTAATAAATTTTTTGAATGTTACCCTTAGAAATTTCACTTAATCCCCACCATAGCGCCACTAAGGTTTTTCCAACTCCTGATGGGCCTATAGCAATGGTGACTGTATTCTTATTTAAAGAAGACCACAAGTCCTCCTGATGGTTTGTTTTCGGGTAAAAGGGTAGAACATCCATTCCCCTATAAGAGTGCTCAACCATTTGGGCGGACTCTGCGCGGCGCGATTTGCGCTTGTCTTTTGATCTCAACATTTGGTAAAGAGGGTTAATGACAACTGTGGATAACGTGTATGCTTCGTTGCTAATTTGGATTACATGGTCCTCACCCCCTTCTAAACTAATAGGCAGAGTCATTTGTGAAAGGGAACTCTACGACCTTATTTTACCCTGCCCCCTGGCAAAAAGCCCCCGTTAGAGGGCTAATGCATCAGAGAGACCACCATTTATCGTGGTTGAGCAACCACTCTATGTACTCATTCATGGACCCTTTCGACGAATAAGTCAAATCCATTAGCGCCACCACACCATCGGGAGTAGGAGTCTTTCGGGATTGTGTATTGGGGTCTTTTTTTCGCTTGATCAAGGTACTTATCCGAGGCAAGGTCTGTAATGAGGCAACGAGTGCCGTGAAGCTCCTGCATGATAGCAGGGTTTTTGTCAGTTGGTGAAATAGCCATTTTGATACTGTTGGTAACAACAGCAACTTTTTATGCGGTTGCGAATCGCAATTTGCCATCATGTGACGGTGGGTAGTAGTTGACTGTAGCTAACTAAGATTGCACATAGGGTGTCGGACGGGGGCCCCAATGGAATCTGGGGGTCATCACATCTATTCAAAGTGCTTTGGATATTGGGATTGGAAGATTTCACTCTCCCTGAGTCTAGCATATGGGAGATAGCGTTTAATGTGGGTTGCCTCGGCTTGCTACCTACGCAAACCTCTAACCCCAAACCCCGTAGGTACACAGTCCAAGCTGCACTTGCCATGGCGGATTCAAGTACAATTTCTTCCGCTCCGTATGCCTTAACTGCTAGACTTAGGATTACTCCGACAGTTTTCAAGTCCCAATTGCCTTCGTAAGTGTCAAGAACATACATGTAGTCTCTTCCCCTTGTAACCCCTGCGATGCAAATACCCGTTTTATCAATGTTGTCGGCACTGAAAGCAGGATCAACAGAAATAATTACTTTATCTAATGGAGGGATTTCTGGTGTCGGTGAGCATCCCTTATAGAGCCAGGAGAACTTTTCATCTCCTATGTTTCTTTTGAGGTCTTTCAAATTTTCGGGGGACTGGTATTGGTTGGCATTTCCTAAGGTTCCCCCAATGGGCCTGCCCAGAATGTCAGCCTCTGCCTCTTCTTTACTTTCAATAATTGCTGACAGATTAATGTGGACGGCTCCTTTTGGGTTTGATACGGGGTCAAAGACACCGAATTTATCTAAGAAGTAGCCGAAAATGTCTTCATCACCCCATCTTGACCCAAGAACAACAATGGCACTGTTTTGGTGGCGCCGGGTCATAATTTCCTCTTCTATCCAATCTTTATTCACTGTTATATCCGAGGACTTGTGATAGTCATCGATCAACCAGACCCCAGGCACTTTAGAATCGGGATTGATGTTCCCATAAGCAAACCCACATACAGAGCCCCCAGGAGCAGACGGCACGACATGATAAGGATCCAGGTCAATTTTAGAAAAAATTTCCTCAAAAAGTGGATTATTAACCTCTTGCTTCACCCTATTTGCCGTCACCTTTGCAAGACTTTGGTTGTAAGAAGTTACGAAATTATTAGTATAAGGATCTTTCCCCAGGAGCCAAGACAGAAATAGGGAGCCCAATGTAGACTTCCCAGTACGAGGAGGCATCGATACTAAGAGGATTGGGTACCTGCCTTCGGCAATGTCTTCAAAGGCGGACCCCAAGACTTCATAAGTTTCCCAGTTCAGCAGGGAGCCAAACTTTACTTGAGCGGAACGAGACAAATAGGCAGGAAAACTATATTGGGCGCACTCTTTAATGTAGTCATTAATTATTTCCTTAGTCGCGCCTCTCATTACAAGTTCAAGAAGTCCCCTCCTATACTTTCTCCAGCTTGAATGTTCCGATAGCTGGGAAGAGTGTGTTATTTTTGGGTGTTTTGGTGTCATTTTAGTTAAGATTTTGTTGGCTTGTGTTGGCTTGTGTTGATTTTTTTACCGGGGGTCAGAGCGATAACCCATAACCAGTGTCATCCCTGTTGAGGCGAGGTCTGGAAAAAGAGTCTGGACCGATAAAACCAGAACCAGAATCTAAATTATTGTAAAGTCCAGCCGAGGGTAAATTCCTCCCTACTCTACCAGTAGGTAAATTCGAATCACCCAGGAATGGCCTTCTGTTTCCTCCGTTCCACCTCCTCGCTTGTATTATAGCATCTTGTACCCCACGGTCAACGGTGTCTAGCTTCATCGCATAGTACGTCAGGGACCACACAAACGCATCCACCGAGTCATCGTGCTTAACGAAGGGGAATCCTGTTAGCTCCTTAATAAAACTATCCACCCATAACCCCTCAACGAGTTTAACCCTATCATTCTCTAGAAGTGGACAAACAGCTTCGAGTCTAACCGTTTTTGACCTAAGGGGTCTCATTTCTTCTACAGGTATTTTTGTTTCCCGTCTCAACATTTGTATCAAAGATTGGCCGGATGCTGCCTTTTCGATACAGATTACTTTTGGTTTGTAGAAGGAATGTAGTTGCTTAATAGATGCAATCAAATCAGGGAAGCCCCATCTCCCTTTAACGATTTCCCTAATGTAAACAGTTCGGGGGTCCCTAGTTGAAATGCCAGCCACACAGACCGCAGTTTCGTCTGCACCTTCTTTTTCAGAAAATGCACAGTCTACACCTAGCCATACTACATCTAGTGGTGGGCACTTTTCTTCTTCTATCCTAACTATCCACCCAGCCTTTACAATTTGACCTTCTGCTGCAGTTGGAGTCCCTTGATAAAGGGCCGCAAATTTGGAACTGCCCATAGTTTTCTTTTGGGCTTCCAGCATATCAACCGAGAATGCCGGGTTATCAGGCCAATGGGACTCACCGATTTGCCTGCCTAAGGGGTCATCGACAGGGTCTTCACACAGGCCCGCAATATTCACCCATCTCCAACCTTCTGGGTTTTCTTCCTCATCATAGCTACCGTCCGATTCTAAAACCTGGCCATGCAAATCATTGGCATGAAACCTGGTCGCAATAATTAGACGGCAATAATTGTTAGTTTTACGTGTCGATGCCTCTTCTTGCCACCACGTTTGGAGACTCTCAAAAGCCCTGGCAGAAGCTGAGCTTTTCAGTGGGTCGTCGATTACCATGGCCCCCACACCTGGGCTAATAATGTTTACAGACCCTGCCGTATGGCCAGTCAACACACCACCGACAGAAGTAGGCAGGATGTATCCGCCACTAAGCATCTCAAATTTAGAGTCCCTAGCAAAACCTTTCCAATCAGGGAAGATTTTCTTAAAGACAGGTGTCTTCAACATGCCGATAACTTCCTTATGGAACTTATTGGACAGTGATAAACCATAAGAGGCAATAACGTGTTGAGTTTCTTGATCTCTTCCTAGTAACCAAGCCACAAAC